GTACTGTTTGGTACTATAGAGTTGGAAAATCCTGTTGATGAGACAGGTGCATCAGTTACTATAGGGGCTACGCCATTCATATGGGAAGTTGAGAACAGAGATGCTTTCAAAACCTTTGGTACAAATGTGTTCAACAAGTTGGGTAAGATGAAGCGTCTACCTATACAGCACAATGTTAAACTTTCTACAGAGGAACGTAAGCTACCTAATGGTAACTGTTTCTACCTACCAACTGTGTCTCTTGACTTAACGAATACACTGGACATGGATGATCTGGCACAGGAAACCTTTGCTAACTTCCTAGCATGGATCTCAAACTACAATGGTTACATTACCAATTCGTGGGATGAGAACATGCATAAGAAAGAAGACGTTGATAGAGAGACAGTCGATGACTTTATCAACATAGACGCAGAGGACTTTGCTTAATGAAAAAAGAGTCAGAGTCTGAACACTGGTACAATAAAACAGGAGAAGCTGCGTATACTATCGTAGGCTCCAATGGTAAGGAACGTAACACTAACTTACGGGATGCTAGGAAACATGGTTATGTACCATCTGTTACTACCATCCTTGGTGTTGCAGCTAAACCTGCTTTAGAGAACTGGAAAATAAATCAGGCTCTGAACTCTGCACTTACGTTAACTAAACAAGACGACGAAAGTACAGATCAATTCTTTTACAGGTGTAAGGAACACTCAAAGAGTACAGGCAAAGAGGCAGCAGAGATGGGTACAACCATCCACGCCATGATAGAACAAGGGTTTGCAGGTGGGGCAGAGACTAAGCCCTACCTAGCAATCAAGAAGTACTTAGACGAGACATTCCCTGATGAGAACTGGACTGCAGAAGATTCATTCTGTGCTGACTTAGGGTATGGTGGTAAGATAGATCTACACTCTGATACAGGTATCTTTGTTGACTTTAAAACTAAGGATAACTTAGAGAGCAAGAAGAAGACACCTTCTAGTCTAGTATTTCCTGAGCATGGTATGCAACTATCAGCCTATGCTGAGGGATGTAATGTAAAAGATCCTGAGAGGGTATCTATTTTTGTAGACAGAAAGGATACAGAATTAATTATACCTTGGCTATGGAGTAAAGAGTCACATGCTAAACACATATCTATGTTCACTAGTCTGTTGACATACTGGAAGTTGTTCAAGAACTATGATCCATCTGATGCGTAACGTCAAACAGTTTAAGGCTGCATTAAAATATGGGTATCGTAGTGGTCTGGAGATTAAAGTCTCTGATCGTTTGAAAGAATTAAACCAAGACTTTAGGTATGAATGCTTTAAGATAGAGTGGGAAGACTTGATGTATAGAACATATACACCTGACTTCCTGTTACCTAATGGTATTATAATAGAAGTTAAGGGTCGCTTTGTGCAAGCAGATAGGCGTAAACATCTGGCTATACAGAAACAACATCCAAACCTTGACATTAGGTTTGTATTTGAGAGCAGTAAAAGAAAACTAAATAAGGGTGCAAAGGGTACGTATGCAAGTTGGTGTGAAAAGAATAACTTCTTATATCACGATAGGATTATTCCTGAGTCGTGGCTAAAAGAACAAACAAAAAAACCTGACACACTATGGCAACTACAAGACAAAAGTGTTATACCTTTCCCACTAAAGAAAACAAGGAGAGCATAACATGGATGACAAAATATTCTTAGACTTTGAACCAAACGATTTTATTATTAGACTAGCACCCCTACTAGATGACGATGGTCTATGGACAGGTGAATTAAAGATAGGTACTATAACGACACAGGAAAATAACTTAGACCCACAGGACTACGATCACTTAATGTTTGTGAGTACATTGGTAAGCTCCTGTATACCTTTGATGGAAGAGAACGACGATTTCAGGGAGATGCTGTATACTTATACAAACGAAGTGCTGAAACAAAAACACTCAGAGATAGACAACACTGTTACAGTCGAAACTGGTGAAGACAATGTGATACAGTTGAAGTTTCATTAGGAGTTAACATGAGAGTAAAAGTATTATTAGCTTTAAACCTAGACGAAGACGAGTATCCTATACCTGTTGATGGGTTTGTAGATCAAGAGATTAAAGAAGCACTACATGAATTTATCTATGATATAGATGGTATGAAAATAGAAACAATTAGAGTATTAGTGGAGTAGAACATGAGCAATTATTTACCAACAGACTATCAAGCGTTCATACATACATCTCGTTACGCAAGATGGTTAGACAAAGACAAAAGACGAGAGAACTGGGGAGAAACTGTAGGAAGGTACATTGATTACATGGCTGACAAGATAGGCTATGATTTAGATACTGACCTACGAGCGAGTCTATATGATGCTGTAGCTAGTCTGTCTATCATGCCATCTATGAGGGCAATGATGACTGCTGGACCTGCACTAGATAGAGATAACACAGCAGGCTACAACTGTAGCTACCTACCTGTAGATGACCCAAAGAGTTTTGATGAGGCTATGTTTGTACTACTTTGTGGTACAGGTGTAGGCTTTAGTGTGGAGAGACAGTATGTTTCTAAGTTACCTGAGATACCACCACTATATAATAGTGATACAACTATAGTAGTCAAGGATAGTAAAGAAGGATGGGCAAAAGCATTACGACAACTGCTTGCATTACTATGGGCAGGAGAGATACCCAAGTGGGATGTGACACTGGTCAGACCTGCAGGAGCTAAGTTAAAAACATTTGGTGGTAGAGCATCTGGCCCTGCACCTTTGATAGATCTGTTTATGTTTGTGGTTGGTACGTTTAAGACAGCACAGACTCGTAAGCTATCCAGCATAGAGTGTCACGACATCATGTGTAAGATAGGTGAGATAGTTGTTGTTGGGGGTGTACGTAGGTCAGCTATGATTAGTCTGTCTAATTTATCAGATGATCGTATGAGACATGCTAAGTCAGGTAACTGGTGGGAAGCTGCACCTCATAGAGCGTTGTCAAATAACAGCGTATGCTATACAGAGAAGCCCGACATGGAGACATTCTTACGTGAGTGGACTGCACTGGTAGAGTCTAAGTCAGGTGAGCGTGGTATCTTTAACAGACAGGCTGCACAGAAACAAGCAGCTAGGAATGGCAGACGAGATGCTGACTGGGAGTTTGCTTGCAACCCTTGTTCTGAGATAATATTACGACCATACCAATTTTGCAACCTAACAGAAATAGTTGTACGAGCAACAGATGATATCAAGAGTCTATCTAAGAAGGTAGAACTTGCTACTATACTGGGTACTATACAGTCTACGTTTACCAAGTTCCCATACCTACGTAAGGTGTGGCAGAATAACACAGAAGAAGAACGTCTACTTGGTGTATCACTGACAGGTATCATGGATAATGCTATGATGACTAGCAAGAACAAAGGTCTTGAACAGACACTCAATCATCTTAGATTAGTTGCTGTCACTACAAATAAAGAGTGGGCTGAGAAGCTAGGGATACAACAGTCTACTGCTGTCACGTGCGTCAAACCATCTGGTACTGTATCACAATTAGTAGACAGTGCTAGTGGTATACATGCCAGACACAGCCAGTACTATGTAAGAACTGTACGAGGAGATAACAAAGATCCACTGACACAGTTTATGATTGATCAGGGTGTACCTGCAGAACTATGCGTAATGAAACCTGACAGTACAACTGTGTTTAGTTTTCCTATTGCGTCACCAAAAGCTGCTGTGACTAGGGATGACATGACTGCAATTGAACAGTTAGATATGTGGTTGATATATCAAAGACATTGGTGTGAGCATAAGCCATCAGTAACCATTACAGTAAAGGATAATGAATGGTTGGAAGTTGGTGCGTTTGTGTATAAGAACTTTGATGAGATGTCTGGTGTGTCTTTCTTGCCACACTCTGATCATACTTATCAACAAGCACCATATCAAGATTGCACTAAGAAAGAATATGAGGCATTATCAAAGAAGCTTCCAAAGAAAATTGATTGGGCATTGCTGTCTAGTTATGAGGAAGAAGATAATACAGTAGCGATGCAGACGTTAGCCTGTTCAGGAGATGTGTGTGAAATAGTAGACTTAACATAAGGAGATCACCATGATATTACCCACGGACAGTAAGGAAAGAAAAGCAATACCTGTATACACAGGGTTTATTAAATACTTTCCTAGAGCTATTGCAGCGATAGCAAAGATATCTTATGTTGGTGGTTTACAACATGGGCAGACACCTGAGACTATATTCTGGGATAGGACAAAGTCGAAGGACGAACTAGACGCAATGATGCGTCACATACTAGACGAAGACTGGGCGCAGGTAGCATGGAGAGCTATGGCTAACCTAGAAAAGCAATTAGAAAAGGAGATAACATGAAGATTACTGTAGAAGATAAGGAGTATGAAGTAGACGAAAAGGATGAGGACATTATGGGTGTAGTAAGAACACTGTCTACTGGTAGTAATTCGTTAAAGATACTCAATCATATGGCACAATGCGTACAGGCTATACAGAATACTAAGACAGATGAATTAAAAAGTAAACTTAATCCAAAGGAGTAACACATGCAAAAAATGTTAACACGTAAGGAGCGAGGTCTTGGAAAATATGATGCCCCACTGAAGGTTCAATTTCAGAGAGGCTATGATGATTTCAAAAGGGGTAGAATAAACAACCCCTTCCATATGGATACTATGCAGTTTAGAGAGTGGGATAGGGGCTTTAATAAAGCATTCAGTGAGAACTTAAAGAGAGTTACTAAGCATGAACAAACTAGAAACAGAAGCACAGAATTGGTTGAAGGAGAAGTACAAAATGTCAGACTTTAATTCGTATCAAAGTAACGCTAAAGCGACAGCAATCTATGATGACAAGTTTAAAATATCCTACCCTGCACTTGGACTAGCAGGTGAGGCAGGAGAAGTAGCTAACAAAGTAAAGAAGTTAATGAGGGATGGCCTAGAAAATATGCCAGAGAATTGGAGAGAGGACATTGCTAGTGAGATAGGAGATGTACTATGGTACTGTGCTGCACTGGCAACAGATCTTAACTTATCTCTTGGTACTATAGCAGGTCGCAATCAAGCCAAGCTACATAAGAGAATGAACGAAAACAAAATAGGGGGAAGTGGAGATGATAGGTAAAAAATTGGGGGCTTAGTTGCCCCCTTTTT